ATTTTTTATTTCCTCTAGAACTTGCATCTGTCTGCTTGCCCAACTTACTTCTTCATATCCTATGTTTGCTAATTTTGAATCTTTTATGGTTGACATTTCCTACCCTTTTAATTTTTTCTTTAAATTTTCAATTGCTTCAATATTAAACGGATCAATATCTAATTGATCTGCTAGATTAACACTTACTAAATCACCTATTAAGACTAAATGAAACAAATCTATAATTAAATTGTCAGAAGAAATATTTCTGACTTCAATGGTGTCTACTTTTGAGCCTATTAGCTCCTTTGTAAATTCAAATCTATTATCTATCTTTTCGTGGTCGTCTCCTCTGAGAAGAATTAAGATAAAATTATTTTTTGAACCCTCTTGGTCTGCTTCCCACGAAAGTATTTCATTATGGTGTACTTCTGGCATGAATCCAACATAAGCTTTAGATTTAGAATTTTCATTTATTTGTGTTTTCCATCTTTGAGCAACTAAATACGTTAAATCTGAACCAGCGTAGATTACAGCTGTTTTCGATCCTATTTGATTAGCAATATCCTTAGAAATCTCAAAAACTTCATTTGAAGCGTCTTCCGTTAAATTATTTAAATAACTTCCAGCTTCCTCACATGCATTAATAAAAATCTCTTTAGTTGGATTTGGTAAATAATTAACAACTGCTTTGGTCATGAGACCAAATGCAGCCCTAGGCTGAAGCCCATCCGGAACTTTGACAAACTTTTTATTATGTTTAGTTGCCAAATCTAGAAGCTCTCCACCACTAGAGATCGCTGCCCATTCCAAATTTTCATCAATTGCATTTTTAGCAGCACTTATTGTTTCTTCTGTATTTCCAGAATATGAAATGAATAAACAGAAAGGTCGGGCTGCAATTTGGGTTTTTGTTAAATTGTATGTTTTCCTAACTTCTGCATCTATGTTGGTATATTGATTAAGTATAAGTTTAAGAACATCACCTGCTACTCCAGAACCACCCATGCCTACAATAACAATTTTTTCATAATCAACTAATGTAAATCCCTCTGAAGTCTCTAAATCAGTTTTTAACTGATTACCTTGTTTAATTAAAATGTTTTGATTGATTTGAGAGTAGTTTTTTAATATCTCTTTAGTCTGATTTGACAATTTCATTATTTAGTTTCCTTCACTTCAATAAGTTTATTTAAGTACCATTGAGCTTTCTTTAAGTCCTCAGTACCATTTTTATAATTATATCTCCAAATGTATTTTATAATATTACCTTGAAGATAGTTTTCAAAGCCATCACCAGTTGCACATTCTATTGCATCTATACATTCAATTTTTTGTTGATTGTAATGTGGTGGGTGGTTAACATTATCTATTTTTTTCATAAAATCATTATATATTAAGGGTGGGGTCTTGTCAACCCCACCGATAAATTTATTTTACTTCAATAGTTTGAGGTTTTTTGTGGTCAGGCACAATTCTTTCTAATGCAATGTATAACATTCCATTTTCCATTTTTGCACCTTTTACTTTCATCTCATCTGATAAAGTAAAACTTCTTTTGAAACTTCTATGAGAAATACCCTTATGTACCATAGTTGTATTCTCATCTATTTCTTCTTCTAATTTTTTAGAAGAAACAGTTAAGTTTCCTTCCTTTAGTTCAATATCAATGTCTTTTTTGGAATAACCAGCCAAGGCCATCTCAATTTGATAGTTGTAGTCATCATTTTTGACTATGTTATATGGTGGGAATCCACCACTTGTTGTATGAAAGTCAGTATCAAAAAGTCTATCAAATAGACTATCAAAACCAACTGTGTACGGTGTTAACCTATTACGGTCTAATGTTGCTAAAGTATTCATATCTATCTCCTTCTTTAAGCAAGATTAATATTTGAGTCCCAAAAAGGCAACTCATAAAGTTGGGGTTTTTTATAGAGAACCCCTAACTCTATTTATTTATGACACTAGGGTAGGTATATTATATTGTGTCATTAAGGTGTCTTATGAACAGCACCTCATCTATATTTATATAATTATACACTACCACAGAGTCAATAATTTGTCAAGTCCCTAAGCGGCTTCTGCCATTTGAAGTGCAGTATCAAGTGCTTTCAACTTAACTCTTCTATTTCTACCATACCAAGCAGAAGTAAGTCTTCCGTCATTAGTAGAACCTTGTTGGTGGTCAGTATTAAAAGTTACAGCATTAAATGCCTGCCACCAAGTACCTTTTGCATACTGATTACCAGGCTGTGTGTCAAGAACTTCAAACGCTTTCCTACCATTAACTGTTGTCGGAACAGACTTATCTTTAACATCTTCATCTTTAATGTTAGATGGATAAACTGTATTAAGATACTCAACAAGTCTTTCAGTAGTATATCTTTTACTACCAAGAAACTCTGCCATAGTCTTGTAATTATCCATTTTTTCTCTTGCAATACCAAGTTGTTCTTTAACCATTTCTGGATTAAACTCTTTTCTGTGATTTACTTTTACCATAGAATCACTATCGGTACTCAAAGATAAAGTCAAAGTATTATTACAAACAACCCTAATAGGTGTCATTCTAATATCAATAGACTTACCAAACTGATGTGGATTTGAAAACAACATATAGTTTTCAACCTCATCACCTTTAAACAATTCAAAACTTTGTTTAACTTTTGCAAGAGCCCATACCATTTTACCGTCCATTAAAGAACCAGCAGTATGCATCTCTAAATCACCAGCTTCAACATACTCAGAAAAGAAATCAAATGCTTCTTTGTTTTGAACTGGATTCCAGTTTTGTCCTACACTTGGTGCAAGAACTTTGTTATCAGAACTTCTAACTAATGCAAATGAACCAGTAGGTTGATACCCACCAGATTTATCTGGACTAATTGGTAAATTTACCAATGTTGGTACTTTTTCAACTGACCAATCAAGACCAGATTGTTTTAACATATCGTCAGTTGATAAATCGTGTGGAACTTTTGTTCCTAATCCGTGCCAAGGCACTTCACCAGCATAAGCCATAGTTTCAACTAATGCACTCATAATATACTCCTTTTTTTAATTGTTATTATGTTATTTGTTATCATAACTATATTATACTTGTTTTTGAAACAATGTCAACCCCTTTTTGTATTTTTTTGATATTTTATTTATGAATATACATTATATTTTTTATACAAAATAATATATAATGATATAGACCAAGCCATAGGAGATTTAAATGAATTTATTTACAATTACAATGTCAATATTTACGATATTAATGAGTATAGGAATGGGAATCAACTAAAAAAAAAGGGAACACGAAGTTCCCTTTTTCTTAAACTATATAAGGTAAAATTAAATACCCTATAATACCTATTGCAATCCACATATTTTACTCCATATGTACAACTACCCATTGTCCAAACTCTCTGCAAGCCATACCTACACGATTAGTTCCAGTAATAAACTTTTTACATCTTTTACTTTCTATATCATATATCTCTTCGGTTCTATCAATATGTTGACCAACTTGACCACCAATAAACAAACCTAATAGTCCACTAGCTGCAAGTGCATATGGGTCAGTAACATTTAATTGTTTTGCACCAACTACACCTAGAAATGCACCAACACCTTCAAATAATCCCTTTTTAGGTTGACTAAATGCAGTTGTTGATGTAAACAGAAAAATTAAGACAATAAATAATCTCATTATTCTGTCATCCATTGGTCAGGCCCAATAGATGGAACTGTTTTGATATATCTACTATTATCGCCCAAGTCATCCAATTCTTTTTCTATATTAGATAAAGATTGAACTTCGTCTTGGTTTAAAGATTTGTCAACACTTCTCTCTAATTCTTTAAATGCATTATTAGAACGAAGTTTTGCATAAACGGCTCTATCTTTTCTCATACGATTCATAAGTATTTTTATCGCTTCTTCGTCAGAATACTCTAATAATACAAATGAACGATATTGAGTTCCAGCAGGATATACTTCCATATCTTTAATTTTATAACCAGCAACATCTACTGATGCAATTACATTTTTAGATACTCTTTCTAATTCATTTAATACTTGAGAATCTAAATCAGTAGTACCAGTTTTTGCAATAAATTGTTTGGTCATACTATCAAGTTTACCATTTATTCTATCTGCAAGAACTGTTTTTGCGTTCATAGTTGCAATATCAACAGATAATTGTAAATCTGGTGCGATTGCAGTTCCAGATGAATAAATCATTTTTTCATCTTCTGGAAGTTCTTTGAACCAATCTGGTATGACACTAGATGTACTTTCAACTTTTTCTATTTGTTGTTGAATCTCTGGTGTTTCAACCAAAGGGTCAACATCAACTTTTGTTGCACAAGAACCTAGTGCGATGAGAGGTAGAATACTAAATAACTTCTTCTTCATAATTAATCACCTCCTCTTCATCTGAACTTTGTAGTTTATCTTTTGACCAATCAGATACATCTTTTATATCTTGACCGAATCCAGAAACAGTACCACAAGACTGTGTAAATATAAGTAGAGCAGCAACTCCACATAAAATTAAAACATTAGTTATAATGCCTTTAGTTTTATTCATATATCACCTATTACATTGTTTAAGTTTAACTTCTTGCAATCCCAAACCTGGCATTACAACATTAAGTGTCTCTATTCTACACTCAATTCTTTGTTTTGTCAAGTCCCTAACTTGACAATTTAAATTTTTAGTTGATTCTAATGTTTCTGGAACAAACTCTTGTAATAATCTTTCCTTTGCACGATTAACTGCATTTTGACAAGCCTCATTTTCTGACATATCTGGTGTAAATATATAATCTTGTGAAGTCATATACCACTTACCTAATATTTTTGCTTTGATTAATACTTTACATTTCTTTGTTTCCCTAAAATATTCCGTTACTGTTTTATCTTTTACGATTACTGATTCTACTGTACCTTGCATTGTAGATGTGGTTTGATTATCATATTCACAAGGATTTGTTGCGAAAACAAATGATGGTAGTAAACACAATACACTAATCTTTTTAATCATAAAACCCCTCTAATGTTGATTTAGTATCTACTGATTCTATTCTTGCACTCGCAATGTTAAAATATTGTTCTTCTTTTTCTATACCTACAAATTCAAAGTTCTCTTCTTTTGCAGCCATTCCAGTTGAACCACTACCCATAAATGGGTCTAATACTGTACCACCTTTTGGTGTAATCAATCTACATAAGTATTTCATTAACTTAATAGGTTTTACTGTTGGGTGTATATTTTTCTTCTCTGTTCCTTGATTTCTTTCTGCTTTTGATGTTTTTGCACAATAGAAATATCTTGATTTATCTTCAAACAATTCTTTTATACTATCACTACCATCATGCATAACATTTGCTGGAAATCTACCTCTAGGGTCTGCGTCTGCATATTTACTGCCCTCTGCTTTCATACCAGAGTTATCATTTGTCCATACACCATTTTCATCTCTTGATTTACGAACAACCGTTTTTCTTTTTGCATTTTCATTTTGTGCATATTTTCCACTGTTCATAACTGGATTACTATCTGGATATTTTGCATCATTACCCTCAACTCTACATTCATCTATATTAATACCACCAGTTCCCCACTTTAATACATTATCTGCGATAGACTTTTCTGATAAAGGTTTTCTTGCAAGAACTAAAGGTTCGTGTGCTGGTTTAAGTGCAGTACCCCAACCATCCCATTGTTTTGAAATATCATGTTCATATTCATATTCTACATTTTGTGTTTTGTATAAAGGACTCATATCATGTTTAGCATTTGAACCATCAATTTTTTGTCTTTTAGTTCCATGTAGAGGGGATTTTGGGTCAGATTTTCCAACCCCAACTCCTCTTAATTTCTTATCAACTATTTTACCAACATTCATACTCTTTGGAAACCCAGAACCATATAACCACATTACTTGGTCACGAATTTCAAAACCAGCATCTTCTATTGCAACTGCCATTCTATGATATGTTCTACTTCCAGAAAATGCAAGTAGATGTCCACCAGGCTTCAATACCTTAAAACATAGTTCCCAAGTTTCTTTTTGAAATGCAATACCAGTAGAATCCCAACTTCTTCCCATAAAACCTAGTTCATAGGGTGGGTCTGTAACGATAGAATCAACGAAGACCTCATCTTCTATCATCATCTTTAGAACATTTAAACAATCACCGTTATGTAATCTCATCATAATAATTTACTAAAGTTTCTTTGTTTTTCAAACTTTATCACACTTCTAAACTTATCAAACATTGTATCTCCCTTATGACTTATGACAAATACATTTTGGTCAGCAAAAGTGTGCAATATTTTTAAGAAATCATCAGTACCAGTAGTATCTAAACTACTATCAAAGATTTCATCTAGTATTAGTAAATTAGTGTTGGTTGAGTTTTTCATCTTTGCAACAGCTCTCCAAGTAAAGAGAAGTGCAAGGTCAATCCTCATTTTTTCACCTTCACTAAAAGACGAATAACTAAATTCATCTCTGTGTCTGGACTTAATAGTTTCATTAAAATTATTGTCCAGTGTAAAGTTAACATAAAAATCCATACTTGTCAAGTACCCATTGATTAATTTATTCATAATCGGTAAATACTTGTTGATTATCTTTGTTTTGATACCAGTGTCCATTAATAGATTTCTTGCAACATCTACATAAAACTTATCTTCTCTTAACTTAGTAATCTGTTCTTCTTGTAGTTTACATCTTTCTGATAGTCGTGTAAGTTTAACTTTATCCTCTTCAGATACCTCACCTTTCTTCATAGCTTGTATCTGTATATTTGTTTGTCTAATTAATCTTTCCATATGTGTTATAGAAGTACCTATCTTTGCAACCTCAACTTCTTTCTCTCTGATTTGTTTTGATAACATCTCTATACCTTTAAGAAGTTGTTCTTTATCATCTAGTTCTACTTTAAGTTTGTCTATACCACTATTAAGTTCTTGTATTCTTTTTGACTTCTCTTCTATCTTTTGTTTCTTTAATTCTAGTTCTATGTCTTGAGTACAAACTGGACAAGTTTCGTTATTCTCAAAGAATTCTTTTTGTCTTTTATTCTCATCTACTCTGTTAGATAATTTAGCTTCCATTTTATGATACTCACGAATACTACTTTTAACATTTTCTTTTTGCGATGTTTCTGGTTCTAAACTTTTTATTTCTAATTTTATCTTATCTGCTTTCTCTTGTTCTGACAACACAACTCTTTCACTATCAAATACTAAATGTTCTTTCTCTTCTATTATTCGTTCTTTGTTTTTTCTTATGTCTTCAATGTATTTGTTTTGTAAATCTATCTTTTCTTTTGATAGTCTAAATTCATATTCTATTGATTTTAATTCTTCAGAAACTTCTTTTACTTTATGTTTCAATAAAAAGTTCATCAAAGAAAATATCTTAATATCTAATATATCTTCTACCACTTCTCTTCTATCTTTACTTCTTAATTGCATAAAAGGAATAAATGTTGAAGAGCCTAGTATTACGACTTGAGTAAATGAACGATAATTTAATTTAAGGATTTGTTGTTCTAATATCTTTTGAGTATCTAATGCATTTGCATCTTGATTCATCATACGACCATTACAATATATCTCAAATATATTTGGTTTCATACCACGAATAATTTTAAAATTATTTTTCTGTATTACAAATTCTATCTCAACAATAGTTCCCCCTAAGTTAATAGAGTTAACAAGTTGTGATTTACTTATAGTTCTAAATGGTTTATTGAACAATACAAAACATAGTGCATCAAGAACTGTTGATTTACCAGAACCATTTTCTCCGACTATGAGTGTTGTAGGACTTCTATCTAATTGAACTTCTAAGAAATAATTACCAGTAGATAGAAAATTCTTCCATCTAACTTTCTTGAATATTATCAATCTTTATATCACTTTCTGTTTCAATAACAACTCTTGCACCACAAGATAAAATTGGTTTATCATTACCACCATAATACATTTTAGATGGCCCTAGTATCTCCACACTATGACAGTATGTATTTTTCTTACCCTCTTTGATTGTAATAACTGGTTCATTAGTTCCGTGTTTTTTGTTTGCACGAATCTTGTGTTGATTTACATGAATATATTTTTTAGTCATATATGTAATCCATTGCGATTATTATTCTGTCTTCTTCTTCTAAAACTTCTTTAGGTAAATCTGGAGCTCTATGTGGAATACTTGCATCAAAAACTACAAGTGAATTTTGCACACCCTCTTTCATATCTCCAATACCTATATAAGTTCCATACTTAGGATATTTATTCTGTGCATAATATATAATACTTAAATCTGGACTACCTTCAAAGTCTGGTTTTTGATGAGTGTGATACATATTAATCGTTTCTTTAGATTGTTTCATACCCCAACACATTGTAAAAGCACCAAATCCTATCTTGTTTAAGATAAACATATCATATATTGATTTGAAAAAATTATCCCAATGTTTATGTATCTTAACATATTTTCTGTGTATGTCAACCTTTGTTTGATATAAAGGTTTAAGTTTATTTGGAGTAGGATTATGTTTTAACTCATACTGTATATCTTTTACTATAAGTAGTCTATCTTCCTCTGATAATATGTCATTTTTTGTTATTATCATTCATCGTCTTTACAAATACCCATAATCAACCCTAAAAACATTTTGCCTGGTGGTGCAATAATTCTAATACCAGAGTTAGGAGGCATTACTATAAAACTTCCCTCTTTTAATGGTAGTTTAAATATACCTTTCTCACCAGTTTGAATATCTAAGTCTATACAATCTGGAGAACAACAAGGTATATATAACATTCTATAATGTGATGGAACATCTGTTGCTTTATTGAAATCAGCTTGAACTACATAATATTTACCCAATCCAACATCTTCTAATAACTTCATTAGTTTATCAAATAGTGGTTGCATCCAATCGTGTTCAGTTACATCTGCAAACCTTTTATCTTCTGTAAAAACATCTTTTGCAACATCAAGAAAATTCTCGTGAAAGGATAACGCTTGACTATGCAAAAGAGTTTTATCATTCTTATTACGATTTTCACCTATCCAAATAGAACCTTTTGGATGTACATCTTTTATTTCACTAAATTTAATCATACTTTTTTACATAAAATGTTCTAAATTAATTATTTTTTTGGGGGTTTTCCATGTGGTTATATCTCTACAAAATGGTGAATTTATCCATTTTATCACATTTGCACCAGTTAACATCTTATCATCATCCCCCTCTTGTCTTTTCCACAAATCAGTTTCTTCCCAACACTTTTC